GTCCGAGGCTCTTTCGGACGCGGTCGTCTTGGGCCTCCGCCTCTTTTGCCGCCGTCCGCCGAAGACCGAGGAGCTCCGAGTATCGGAACAGCGCCGCCGCCGCTGCCTCGTCCGCCTCCCGCGCCGATTTGAAAAGCCTCGTCGTCTCCGCGACGTCCTCTCGTCGACCCTTAGCGCGGAGCTCGTCCGCCTTTTTGCGGGCCTCCTCTGCCTCTTTCTCCTTCGCGAGTTGCAACGCGAGCGCCTGGAGCGCCTCATCGTTTAGCTTCTGGAGGCGTTCGCGCTGAATCTTATTCAGAGTCGCGCCGACGTCCGAGAGGATGCGCTCCGCGTCGGAGAGTTGAGCGGGCGTCTGTCCGATCTGCGAATAGAACGCCTCGATGTCCGACGTCGACGCCTTAGCCGCGTCCCCGATTTTTCGGAGCTCCGCCGTGATCTGCTCGGAGCTCTTCGCAAAGACTCCGGCTTGCTTGCCTGACTCGAAAAGGGCCTTCCCCATCTCGACGAGCTGCTGAATGACCTGACCCAGCGGCCCCGCCAGACCAGCGCCGAGAGCAACCGACGCAATGTCGACCGCTCCCGAGAACGTCCGCATCGGCTTCTCGACCTTGTCGACCGCGTCGTCGAGCGACCGCGTCGCCGCCTCAAACCGACCGATGAGACCGCCCGATTTACCAGCCTTCTCGCCCGCCTCGCGAGCCGCCTCGCCGATTTTGCGGAGCTTGGCCTCGGACTCCGCCGCGCCCGTTACCTCGACGTCGACTCCGATTTTCCCGTCCGAGACCATGTCACCTCCGCGAGCTCGAGCGCGTGACCTCGTACCCCTCGACGACCCGGAGCTCGCGAGCGAGCGTCAGGACGCCATCGAGGACGACCGCCGCGGGCGATGGTACCACATCCTCCGCGCTCTGGCCCCTCCCGGTCCATTCGTAGACGTCGAGGATGACCCCGACCCACGCCGCGGAGACCTCGCATAGAGGACACGCCGCGAGGTCCTCGTGAGTCTCACTCTCGAGAGCCATCGTCAGCGGGCCCGGCTCATGAGGGAGACCGTCCCGCTCCGCGCATCTCTGACACCCCTCGACATGGAGTCGGACTCCGTGCCTCTGGGCCGCGCCTCGCCACGCGATAGACCTCAGGGCGAGGGCTTGGATTTTCCCAGCGTCGAGACCCTCGCCACATGGTCGACGACCTCGGAGACGAGCGAGATAACCGCCGCGCCCTCGAGCCTGTCATAGAGTCGAGCGACCGGGTAGCCCGACGCCCCGCGGACTAGGTCCGGGAAATCGGAGATGCTCTCGATGACGTCCGACGCTATCGCCTCGAGGCGAGCGAGGCCGCGAGAGATGTCGTCTCCCTCAGGCTCCCGCGCCGCCCGGAGGTCATGGAGAGCGACCGAGCGCTTAGACAGCGCCCGGGCCTCGACCCATGTCGCATTGTCCGGGACGACGAGGGCTCCGATGTCCCGAGTCTCCGCATAGACACGACACGCCTCCTCGCTATTCGCCGCCTCGATGACGGGGTCGCAGAGGAGGACGAATCGCGTCGGAATGGCCGCCGACACGACTACGTTAAGAGCCACGGATTCCCCTATCAGCTACAGAAGGCGAGGAGGAAGTAAGCCCCATTCGCCGCGGTCGGAGTCCCGCTCGTCCCGACGAACTCCGAGGAGGCCGCGGAGAGGGTACAAGTCGAATAGGAGCGCTCGTCCTCGACCGTGTCGCCCGGGAGCTCCGAGACATACGCCGACGGGATGATGAGCGCCGCGCCCGCGAGCTCCCCGCCCTCGAGCGGGAGGACCCACGTATAGGTCGAGCCGAGCCGGAGCCAGTCGCGGAGCGTCGCCCTCGCAAAGTCCGAGAACGTGAGCGAGACCGTACACTGAGCGGAGACGACCTCCGCATCCGCCGCCCCGACGATGCTCGTCGTCGCGGAGCCGACCGGGTCGAGACCGATAGCGATGGTCGCCTCCCAGCCGCGGAGCGTCGCGACCGTCCGCGCGCCCGTGGTGATGTCGCCGTAGACAGCCTGTCCCCAGCGCTTGAGCGCCGTCCCGTTTCCGATGTTGCTCGGAGCCGCGAGCGCGCCGCCGTAGGCCTGAGTCGTCTTGTATGCGGGCGAGAGCTGGACGCTAATCTCCGCGGTCCGCGAGTCATCGCCCGCGAACGCGAGCCCGATCTGATTCGCTCGACATCCCGTCGCCTCGACCTCCCGAGCGCGGTCGCGATACCGGACCGCGAGAGACGTCGCCCCGACCGCCCCGATCTCCGGATAGACGACGGAGCATAGCTTGACCGAGTCGCCGACCTGCGGAGCCGCGCTGAATGCGGGTCGGACCGTGACCTGATTCGTCCCGGCATTGATGGCCGTGATGATGCCGTACTCCGTGAGCCGCGCCGATGAGACCCACGCGACGACGTCGCCCGGATTCGTCAGAGTGAGGTCGCCCGCCGAGACCTCGAAGACGGTCGTCGAGACCGCCGCCGTTACCGTAACAGCGCTCCCACCGTTCTTGCTCACGGTCCCGAGGGAGGTCGCGAGGAGCTCCTTCAGTCGGGTCGACCCGAAGTTGAGACCCTGAGCGCTCTCGCCCTTAAACGTGAGCGTGAAGTCCCCGAGCTCCCGGATAGCGGGCTCGCCGCTGGAGAGATACGGAGCCTCGACCTCCGGGACCTGACCCGCGCCGCTCGTCGAGACCGAGGGCTCCGAGTAAAGCGGGATGGTCGCCGACTCCGCCGCGCTCGACGAGCTCGTCCGCGTCGGCTTGATGGCGTTGTACGTCAGGCCCGACGTGTCGACGAGCGCATGGTCCGTCGCGCTCGGGCTCCCGTAGGTCGATTCGATGGCGATGGCGACACTCTGTCCGCCGAGACGTCCCGCGCTCATGTGCTGCTCCTTACGTTTAGGCGGACACGGAGGACGTATCCGGTAACTCGGTCAATGTCGCCCCGCGTCTCGACTTGCGTCTCCGGTAGGACCGCGAGGTCGGAGACGTGAGGGGCCCAGAAAGAATGGAGACGGAGCGCGCCCATGATGAGCGCCGCGTCCGAGGTCGGAGCCCACGTCGCGAGCGGTCCGAGGTCCGCGTCCCGGTAGAGGACGACGACCGTCAGCGCTTGCGAGACCTCGTCGAGCGCGTCGCCCTGGACGAGGCCCGTATCAATGATGGCTCCGGTCTCGATGTAGACAGCCCGAGAGCCGACACGGTCCGACTCCGCGAAGAGCTCGCCCTCGCTCCGGACCTCCGGGACGACGAGGAGCCGGAGCCCTGGGGCGTGACTCGGCTCGAGCGCCGCGAGGAGAGGCCCCATCGCCTCGACTAGGGTCTCGACGCTCACGCCTGCTGACCCGCCGTCGAGCGCTGCGCCGCCGCGCCGACAATCTCCGCGAGGACCGCGTTTAGGTCCTCGATGTTCCTAGGAGAGACCCCGAGCCACTCTCGTTTCGCATTGACCGCGCTCGCGTATGCGGTCGCGCTCCCGCGTACCTCAATGCGCGCCTGAGTAGTCGTCGTCCGCGTGACCCGCAGACTCCGCGAGAGTTGACCCGAGAGGATGAGGTCGACCTCGACGGAGCCCTCGGTTAGACCCTTGCGGCTCTCCGCCTTGTATTGGCGATAACCGTCCGGGTAGTAGCGCCCGACCGCCTCACCTTTGCGAGGCCCTCGACGACCTACCCACTCCGTCCCGCCCTTAGGCTTCAAGCGCCGCGCGGTCTCCGAGGCGTAGTAGACGACGCGAGGCTTCTCCGAGTAGGCGTCGAACCGCGTGTCGCGCACATCGAGGCCCTCGAAAAAGGCGCGCTGGATGATGCTCGCTCGGAGCGTCTCCGCGATGTCTTTCATCGCCGACTCGTCGATGAAGTAGCGCGGGAACTTCGTCAAATCGATTTTGACCTTGACGCCCATCAGCGCTCGTCCGTTACGCGAGCGCGGTCGATGGGATAGGGAGCCGCGTCCGTCACGAAGTCGACGACCCCGCGATTCGTGAACGTGCTCCCGATGCGAGAGGTCATCCGCGAGACGACCGCCGCGAGCTGTTCGCCTGGGTCGACCTCCCCGTTACGGTCGAGGTCGGACCAGTCGACGAGGGCGAGCTGCGCCTCGAGCTCTGCGACCGCCCGCTCCCGGTAGTAGGTCGCGAGGGTCGTCCGGTCCTGACCTCCGACCATCGTCCCGTCGAGGATGGTCGCCGCCGCGAGGTAGGCGTGGGAGCGCGCGAACGCTCGACCCGGGAGGATGTCCTCGACGCGCGGAGCGATGCGCGTCCGGATTAGCCCGATGAGCTCGTCGAGCGCCGCCTCCCGCTGAGCTCTCCAGCTCGATTGCCCGACCGGACGAGTCCGGAGGTCCGGGACATAGCCGAGGAGGTCCGCGTCTCCGAGCTCCGTCGCGAAAGCCATAGCGACGACGTGGAGGACGTCTCGGTCTCGACGATAGTCGATAGCCTCCCCGCTGATAGGGTCCGAGGCCGTGTAGTCAACGGTCCAGCGGATGCCCCGCGTCGGGGTCGCCGGGAGGTCTCCCGACGGGATGGTCGCCGAGTATTCCGACCAGTAGAGGGACGGATTCGACCCGACGATGTCGACCGGGAGAGGGAGCGCCTCCGCGAGCTCGAGGACGCCCGTCCCCGCGCCGATGGAGACGACGCGGACGACCCGCACCGGAGCGCCGACGATGCCCTCTCCGCGGAGGACCGCGGGAGACGGAGAGCCTATCGCAGACAGCGCCGCGAATGACCCCGAGGCGCCCCATGTGACCGTGAGCGAGCGACGGTCCGCGGAGATAGCCGAGACCGTATCGGGAGACCTGGTCGCCGTAAGCGCGTAGGTCTGAGACCCCGCGGGCCAGTCGACGACGAGAGACGGAGCCGCGACGACGTAGCCATCCGGAGCCGACCAGCGGAAACGATGAGCAAGTCCCGTGATGAGCTTTCGCGCGGTCATGCCGACACCCTACCACAGACCGCCGCGAGAGTCACCGCGCCGCGGAGTTAGCCGCTCGGACGTCCGCCTCGGTCGCCTCTTTGTAGCCCCAGCGCTTAGCCTGGCTGAGAGGGACCGCGAGCCATGAATGGCGACAGTTGTATCCGCCGCCCGACTCGAGCGGATGGGGGAGCCCGGTCTGATTATTGTCGAGCCGCCGGACGAGGTCGCGACTGAACCAGAGCCCGACGCAGGCCTCGCAAAAGGGCCGCGTGAGCCCGTCGTCCGGGCCTCCGTAGGCGTAGCCGACCGGGAGGTCTGTCGTGTCCGCGTAGGCGTTCGCGAGCGCTCGAGCATAGACCGCGGTCTGGGTCCGAGCCTCCGTCGAGGCTTTCTCGAGGCTCACCCCGAGACGGTCCGCGAGGCGGGACGATAGCTCCGTGAGGCTCTCGAGGCGGTAGCCCTCCCGCATGAGCGGGACGAGCTCGGTCGAGAGCGTGAGATTCATCGCCCGGAAAGCGTCGACCGCGTCCCGTTGCGCCGCGTCGATGATGGTCGCGAGCTCCTCGACATCGACGACCGTCTCGGGGTCGAGCCCGACCTCCCGCAGAAAATCGGGAGTCGCGCGCTCGATGGCGTCGAGCCCGTCGAGCCATTGGTCCTGTATCTCGCCGGTTTCCTCGGCAACTGCCGCCGCGACCTGGTCGAGTTGGAGCGCGAGAATCCCCGCGCGCCAGTCGCCGCCGCCCGCATCCGTCGCGAGCTCGATGAGTCGGTCGCGTAGGGAGTCACGGAGCCCGACGAGCTCCGACCCGATACGATTCCCGAGACGGTCGAGGTCCGCCTGACGACGCCGGAGCGCCGCGCGGATGTCCGCCGGGATTGCCACGGTTTAGCCCTTCCGCTTACGCGAGGGGATGGTCCGCGGAGTAGATGGAGGGACGTCGACCGGAGCCGCGTCCGAGGGCCCGCCGGCCTCGAGGATGGAGGCGATGACCGCCTCGACCTCCGGAGGCGAGCGGTACTCGAGGAGGACCGCGTCCGACCCTAGCAGCCGCGAGGCCGCGAGCCATTGCTCTCTCGTCATGTCGACCTCGACCGGGGCGTTGTACCAGCCGAACCGAGGAAGAGGACGGAGGAGACGGACGCGGGCTCCCATTAGGCGACGACCGCCGTCACGAGATAGCCGAGGTTCGTGTCGCAGACGACCTCATCGGAGTAGACCTCCGCCGCGACGATGGTCCCGACCGCCTGGGGGGGAGCCGTCTCGTAGGAGCGGACCGAGATGGGGAGGGCGATGCCATCCATGCTCACGCCCTGACCCGAGAGGCCGTCCTCGACGAGGAGGAGCGCCGCGACCGCGCGCGTCATGATGTCGCCCGACGCATTCGCGACGCTGTCCGCACCCTCGAGGCACCCCATCCAGAGGCTCTTCCCCCAGATGTAGGAGCTCGCGAAAGCCACGCCGTCCGCGCTGGTCTGCTTACGATTGCCGCCGATGATGAGGTTCAGCCCGAGCTCCGCGCGGACCATGTCCACGAGGAAATCGTCGGAGGCGACCTGACGAGCCGCCGGAGCCGCGCCGCTCGTCACGACGCGAATCCCCGAGGCCGCGAGGCTGATAGCCAGAGCGTCCGCGACCTCGCGACCCATGATGACCGTGTCCGCGTCCCGCCCGTAGGCCTGAGCGCGGAGGATGGTCTTGATGGTGTGGAGGTCCTGCATCGGGGTCGCCGTGACCGTCGTCGACCACTGCGAGCCCGTGTTGGGGACCGCCGCGAGCGCCGCGTCGGGCCAGTTGCTCGCGTTGAAGAACAGGTCCGCGACCCGCGTCTCCATGTCGAGGGCGAGCTTACGCCCGATGGCGCCCGCCTCACGCTCGGTGAGCAACGTGGGGAACTGCGAACGGTCGATGAGCTTCTGCGGGATGACGTCGCTCGCGAGCTTGTACTCCTCACAGCTATAGAGGACGGTCGTCGGGGCGCCGAGAGCGCGCCGCGGGTAGTCCGCGCCGAGGGCCGTCGCGACGACCTGGGGCGAGCCCATGTAGCCCGAGGAGGCCTCGACGAAGATCGTCCCGCGATGAGCGGTCGGGGCCACCTGCTGGATGGGGAGACGGGGGAAGACCAGACCCGCCACGCTCTGAGCCGCGCCGATGGCCGCGCCCGAGAGGATGGGGGAGACTGGGGCGAGCTGGGAGAGATTAGCAGCGCTCATGTGTCACCTCAGGGGTAGATGGAGTGTTGGAGGTTGAGCTCGCACGTCGCGCCGTCAGCGGTCGCGCCCGTCGAGGTCGAGCCGCTCAGGACGACGCCGATGATGCGGTCGCCCGACGCCGCCGCGACGAGCTTCCCGTTCGCGTCCGCCGTGACGAACGCGCCCGGGGTCAGGACGCCCGACGCGATGGCGAACGGGCACACGCCGAGGAGTTGGACGTCGATGATGTCGCCCGCGACGCCGCTCGTCAGAGCCACGCCGAGGAGCGAGTCCGCGCTGCTCGACGCCTGCGCAGCCGCCGCGATGCCGCCGCTCAGACCGTCCGCCTTGACCGCCCGACCGCGCGTCACGGTCCCCGTGAGGCGGTACGACTTGATGCTCTGGAGACCATTCACGCTTGCCATATCACGCCCCCTGCTTGAGCCCGCGGAATCGCGCGAGCATGTCGTTAGCGCGGGCGACCTCGGCCTCCCGCGGATTCATCTTGACCGTCTCGACGTCCGCCGCCGCGCCGCCGTGACCGACCGGGCTCGCAACCGCGACGATGGGAGCGAGGTCCGAGAGCATCGCCCCGACCTCCTCGACCCCGAGGCGAACCGCCCGCTCGACCCACTCACCGCGCCGCGCCTGGGGGATGCGCCCCGCCGAGATGTGCGTCTCGACCATGCGCTCCGCGTCGCGCTTCTGGAGCTCCGCGGTCGCGCTCTGCGCCGCGGTCGCCGCCGCCTCGAGTTGAGCGCGCACAGCGTCCAACTCCTTCGTGAGCGCCTCGACCTGAGCGTCGAGCGCCTTCTTTTCCTCGCTCATGTCGAGGGCCTCCATGTCTCCGTCTGAGGTAGACGCGGAGGCCGTGACGGTCCGGACACGCCGCGCATAATCGAGAGGCATCGAGCCCCCCAGAAACATCCAGTCGTCGCTCTCGCTCGCGATGCGGTCCGCGAGTCCTCGAGAGACAGCCTCCGCCGCACCGTAGACGGACCCATCGCCGAGAGCCTCGACAGTCGTCCCGCGGTCCGCGGCAATCTCCGCGAGCATGACGCCCGCCATCTCATCGACGCGCCTCTGGAGGCCCGCGATATAGTCCGCATCGTCGACCGATGCGCGCTTCTTCGGGGTCTGACTCGAGACGACCTCGACGGTCTGACCTTGCTCCGCGTCGCGGTAGAGGGTCGTGATGACGCCGACGGACCCGAGCTGCGCCAGAGGCGACGCGACAATCTCGTCCGCCGCCGCCGCGACCCAGAGCGCCGCGGACGCCGCCATTCCGGAGACGTAGGCGACGACGTAAATCCCCGCCTCGCGAGCTCGAGCGATAGCGCGTCGAGTCTCCCGAACTCCCGAGACGTAGCCGCCCGGGGAGTCGACGTGGATGACGACCGTCCGCTCGCCCTGGAGTTGAGCGCGTCGGAGCTCCATCCGGGCCCCGTAGTAGTCCATAGGGTAGAGAGGGCCCTCGACGTGAACGACCGAGAGCGCGCCCTCGATGTGTCGTCGAGGAGCGCCCGACATAAGCGCGCCGACGTGACTCGGCTCGACAGCCATCGCCGAGACGCCCGGCTGAATGCGAGCGCCCGCGCCGCCGTCCTGCTCGAGCTCCCGAGCGCGTCGGATGAGGTAGGCCTGCTGGAGGCCCTGGACCCACTCCTCGCCCGGGTCGCCGCCCCAGAGGAGCCATGCGACGTAACCGGGAGACTCGGAGCCCGGGACGTCGTCGACGCCCTCCTCCCAGTCGCCCTCATGTCGAGCGAACCACGCCGGGGCCTCGACCGTCGCCCACTCCTCCGACTGAGGCTCGCCCGCCGCGATGCTATTCGCTCGACGGATGGTCTCCGGATTCGGCTCGCCGCTCTTCCCGGCCTGATGTAGCTCGACGCCGAGACGCGCCGCGTCGCGGACCGCCTCGGGAGGAGTGAGCTCGTCCTGAGTGAGGAGAGGCATTAGACGCCCTCTGGAATAGGTGAGGATGGAGGAGAGAGAGGAGCCGGACGCAGAGTCCGACCGAGACGCTCACGCTCGGAGCGGACCTCTGCCGCGCGGGTCGGAGCCGGGAGCTCGAGCGCCTGACGGATAGCCCGCTCGTCCTCCGCGCTCGGAGTGATGACCCCAGCGGAGAGGAGCGAGACAACGTCCGAGACCTTCTCGACCCAGAGGTTGCTCCGGATGCCCGAGTACGTCAGACGCGGGAGCTCGTCGAGCGGGATGGGCCCGAGGTTCGCGAGGGTAATCGCGCGGAGGTATCCCGCGAGGCCCTCGGATACCCACTGACAGAGATCGCCCGCCATTTGCGCCGCGAGCTCCGCGTGAGTCTGGGCCGTCGCGTAGGCGCCCGAGGATGAGGAGGACCCCATCGCGAGATGCTGGACATAGAACGCTTGGAGGATCTCCCGCTCGATGTCGCCGATGATGGCGTTGATAGGGTAGGCGTTCCCCGCGTCGCCCTCGAAAGAGAGAGTCGCCCACGATGGGAGGACGAGCGCGCTCTCCTCATGGGAGGTATATCGCCGGAGCGTCTCGAGGAGCTCATCGCGAGCCGCCTCATACTCCGTCGCGCTCGGAGCCGTCCCGTTGATACGGGCGAGCTTCTCCTCGTCGATGGTAATGGTCGGAGTCGGGACCGCGTTCCTCTGGGTCATGACGTTTCGGAGATTCGTCGTTCGCCGATAGTCAGCCGCGAGCGGCTCGACCTGACGAAGAAGCCCGACGCCCTCGACGCCCTCGGAGAGCGAGGGCCAGACGAGATGTACGAGCCGCTCGTAAGGAATGCGGACATCGCCGACGCTCGACAGACCGCCGGGCTCCCGGAGCCACTGGTCGACCGCGACGAGGCGTCGCCCCTCGTAGACCCATCGCCGAATGCTCGACTGGTCGCGGGGCTCTAGGTCGATGTAGGTCGTCCCCTGGTAGGGATACGCGACCATCTCCGCGAGGCTGAACCCGTAAAGCGCGCCGACGAGGAGCTGACGGAGACGGGCCTCCCAGCTAGGGAGACTCAGGACCCGACCATCCCACTCGATGACCGGAGCCGAGTAGCCGCCGAGACCGAGCGTCCGCCGGATGACCTCCGCCGCCGCCTCCGACGTGGAAGAATCCGGAGCCGGAGCGACATCCCACGTCGCGGAGGTCGCGAGCCCGAGGAGGGCCTGAGCGCCTACCGCACACGGAGCGCAGCGCATCGCCTGACGATAGGCCGCGATGCGAGGAGCGACCGCGACTAGGCGCGTGTTCGTCTCCCCGTCATTGACCGGGAGAGACTGAGTCCCGACGCCCTGACCTGGTACGGCCTCGGGAGCGGAGTAACTGTCGACTCGGGTCGTGATAGCCACGGGCCAGAGACTAGCACAGACCGTTAGAAGATGCACACCCCGTCAGAGCACGGACTCTAGGTCTCTCGATGCGCCCAGCGTGACCGTCTACCGAGGGCCGGGCCGGGACTTCGCGAGCATCGGCTCTGACGGGGGCGTGCAAAAACTAGCGCGTCTCAATGGGGCCACGGACCTGAGTCCGCGGAAGGCTGCCGCCGTCAGATGATGCTGTAGAGGCCGCCGTGACAGGCGAGGAGCAGGATCTTCGTGAAGATAGCGGTCATAACGAACCTCCAGAAGTTGCGGGGTCGGGCTCTCTCGACGCGCCGCCGCGACCTATTCGCGACACTCACCCCGAGAGATTGACTCGCCAGACCTCGGGCGACTACGACCGAGGACGACCCCAACCCCGACCCTACCACGCCCCTCGACCGCGTCAAGTCTAGCGCTCATCGAGCGCGCTCGATGGAGCTCGACGCGGAGGAGCTGGTCGAGCATCCCGCTCTCGAGGCGCGTCCGCGAGATACCAGAGGACCTCCCGGACCGCGTAGCGGAGGCAGTCCGCGTGATGGTCGTGGGTCCCGTCTTTACTCGGTCGCCCTGGGGCCCGCTCATCCCAGCGGTAACCCGTCATCGCCCGAGCGAGCGTCCGCCTCGAGGCCGGAGCGCGGAGGCCCGCATCGTAGAGGGTCCGGTCGACCGTGAGCGCGCCTCTCTCGAGGGCGAGGTTTACTCGCGTGCATCCGCTGACGATGTCTCGCCGCTCGGGGTCGCGCTCGACCCGCGGGAGGATGCCGAGCCCTCGAGGAGGAGCGAGGGCGACGAGGTCGAGGTCCGCGACTCCGGTCTGAGCGGAGCGCGCCGCGCCCGCCGGGTCTGCGATGATGGAGTCGACCGGGAGATGTCGAGACCCCGCGGTCCAGAGGCGACGCGGCACGAGCTCCGCGCCGAGACGCGCGAGGACGTCCGGGAGGGTCTCATCGTCCGGAGCCCACTCTCGGAGGACATGCCATCGACCGCGCGTGAGCTCGACGAGGAGGAGCGCGCATGGATGCCGAATGCCGAAGTCGAGAGCGAGCATCGTCCGCATTGACCCGAGGTCGACGGTCTCCGAGGTCACGCATCGCTCCGGAGCCCATGCGTAGAATACGGACCCGACCGGAGGTAAAGGGCGATTCTCGACGAGCGCCGCGTAGTCTCGCGAGCTCAGGGTCTCCCGCATCCGGTCGAGCCATCCCTCCCCGAGGTGTCTCGCGTTCTCCGCGCTCTGGGGTAGGTATGCCGCGCCGCCGATGTCCCGCGTCCGGTCGACCCACCATGCGGGCTCCACCGGGATGCCACAGGTCACGACGAGAGGTCGCCGCTCGACGCCCTCCGTATCCCGGACCGGGACGCGAGCTCGAGAGCGAGCCACGTCGAGGACGTCGGAGCGGAGGACCTGACACTCGTCGATGAGGACCGCGTGAGCGTTGAGGCCCTCGATAGGCGACGAGCCGGGCCCGCTGTTCTGGGGCGTGTCGAGATGAGCGAGGAGGAGCCGCGAGCCGTTGCTCCATACGAACGCCTGCTCGGACGCCGCGTAGGTTACCGCCGAGCCCGCGAGGAGGCCGTGAAGATGCGGGAGATGCACGTCGCGCAATCGCCGAAAGGTATCCATACCGACGACGACGAGCGCGCCCGGTCGCGTGTCGCAGAGCATGACCGCGAGCGCGCAGAGGGCGAGACTCTTCCCCGAGCCCAAGCCACCGCGGACCGCCGCGACATCCCTCGACCATGACCCCGAGAGACCTCCGCCGATAAACCGACGTTGCCACGGGAGGAGGGCTAGCTCGCCGATGCGAGGCATCGACTAAGCCGTTCCCCTCGGAGGCGGGTCGTCCCCGTGCGCCTCGCTCGGCATATGGACGAGCTGACGGAGGAGAGGCGCGATGTTCGCGCCCTGGTTGTTGACGTTAGTCGTCACGACGACCTCCGGCTTCTGGGGCCACGTCGCCGGGTCGAGACGCTCTAGGAGCCACGCCGACGCCCTCCAGTCCCGGTCCGAGTGCTCCATGATGCGAGCGACGAGCGCCGCCCGGGAGCGCTCCCGCGAGAGATTCCAAGCGGCCGCGAACTTCGCATACTGCCCGCCCTCTCGAGCGCGCGAGAGCCATAGGTCGATGACGTCGACGGACACGCCCGCCAACGCCGCCGCATACTTGACGACGCCCGTCCGCTCGAGCTCCTCGCAAAGTCGCCGGATGGTCTCGTCGGTACAAAGACTCGGGCGTCCCGGCCTCTTATGCGCGCTCTTTGGCTTCTTAGGCGTAGGCATTAGGCCGCGACTCCGAGCCCGAGGAGAGAGGTCCGCGCCTGAGCGACGAGCCGCTGGAGAGTCTGGACCCGATTCGCCGCCCCGAGGTCCGCGACGACCGGAGCTCCGTAGCTCTGGCCCGTCTGTTGCCAGTAGCCGAGGAGGACCGCCGGGATTTTGCGTCTCCTTGCTGCTAGGAGGAGATGGTCGAAGAAGACGCGCTCGCTCGGGGCGAGCTCCCCGACCTCGACGTCCTCCGCGACGAGGACGAGGTCCGGAGGAGGCGCCTCGTCGAGCTGTCGCATAGCATCGAGAACCTGAGTGTAAACCGTGACCGACCCCGCGCCGCCCGTGACGATGGTCGCCGCGTGTCGTAGTAGGTCCCGCCCCGCCGCTGTCTCCGCGTAGACAAGGATATTCATAGGCTGTCACTGCCTCCCCGGATTTTGAGCTCGACCCTCTGGAGGACGTCGGTCCGGAGGCCCTGGAGCTTTTCGGAGAGCGTCTTTCCAGAGACCCGCGTGTCCTCGAGCTCCTTAACTTTCGATTCTAGCCGAGACAAGTCCCGACGCAATTGCTCGACCTCAAATCCTACATGCGCCGCCGACGACACGACTCGCCAGACAGCGCCCGCGATAGTGAGCGTCCCGCCTGCTATCCCGAGGACCTGGAGAGCATCCATTAGGGGTCATACTCCTCGAGGGCCCGGAGCCGCTCGAGCTCCCAGCGCTCGAGCTCCGCCGCCTGAGCGACCTCGTCGTCCGACGCCGCGAGCCACGCTTGAGCCGCCGCCGCGATGGAGACTGAGAGGACGACCGCCCCGGCTCGAGCGGAGAGCGCTCGACAGTCCTCCGCGGTCTGGTCGGGACACGACGAGGCGATGGTAGCGACCCCGGTCCCGAGCGTGACGAGACCGATAGCGACCGCCCGCTCCGCTGGGGATGGTCGGAGTCGAGGCTCGTCGTCCCCCTTGCGAGGAGCCGCGCCGCATCCGATGAGGCTCATCGCGAGGAGGAGTCGAGAGGTCATGCGGGAGGACCGCCAGAGGCCGGAGGAGGCGCGGGAGGATGCGAGTCCCTCTCCGCCATTGAGCGACCCGCGAGGACGCCAATAATTCCCGCAATCTGAGCGATTGCGCCATCCGTCGAGCCCTCACCATGAATGGCGAGGACGGTAATCGCCACGATACCGACGACGCCCGCGACGAGCGTCCGGTAGCCTCGGAGCGACGCCCTCACGGAGCCGACTCAGGAGCCGGAGCGGGAGCCTCAGTCGGAGGCGCGCTCGGAATCTCGACGACGCGAGGAGCCTCACACGCGACCGTGATGCGCTGGGGTCCGACCTGGACGACGACCGACACGCCGACGAGCGGGAGACCGTGCGCCTCGGGGAGCGGGAGCTCCAGAGCGCCGACGGGCGTCGAGCATACCCACGGACGATGCGCGCTCGAGGAGCTCGACGACGGGACCGACGAGGGAGCCGGGACGGGAGGCAGATGCGCGCCCGAACACGCCCCGAGGAACAGAGCCGCGAAGGAAAGACGCGAGGTCATGGTTGCACCGGAGGCCAGATGTTGCGGGCATAGGGAGGAGCGGAGCCGCGCGAGCCATGCAGGACGCGGGCGCCGTAGACGCGCAGCGTGAAGGCCGTGGCGCTGGTCGACGAGTTGCCGAACAGGTACTTGCCGGGGACGTTCGTGTTGTCGCCCGTGGCGCATCCGTTGGGGTTGAGCATACCGACGCACGCGCCGTTCGCGTAGTACGCGCGGCTTGCGCGCGGCTCGCTCTGCATACCCATGATGATGCGAGAGCTGGTCTGCACATCGTACGGCGTGCTGAGTGACACACCGCCCGTCGGGCCTTGCGCCTGCCATGACCCAGCCGGGGTGCCGGTCGTCGTGTTGTAGAGCATCCGCCACCGGTAGTTGCCCGCGCCTGCGCCCTCGTTGGCCTGCAGCGTAACGAAACCATCGAGCAGCGACGTCCAGACGTCCCACTCCATTTCCCACGGCTGATTGTTCTGAACCGTCAGCGCGGTCGGGTAGAAGTAGCCAATCGAGGTGACGCCGGTCTGCACCAGCTCCTCGTAGATGTTGCCGTTCGTGTCGGCGAACAGGCCATTGCTCGTGAGGTTGACGAGTGTCCAGCCCGAGGCCGCGAGCGTGGCGTAGCCGACCGAGGTCGGGCGCCAGTCGATGGTCCAACTCTGCGAGGTCGGGAGACCAGAGCCACCGCCACCAGAGACCGTCGTCCACGTGGGAGCGCCGCCGCCCGAGCTCGTCAGCACCTGCCCGTTGGTCCCGCTCGATGCGGTCGACAGAATCTCACGACCCGCCGTGGTGATGTCCGCGACTGCCGCAGTGTCAACGCCGGTGAAGTACGGCAGTTTGTTCGCCGCCGTGGTCACGCCCGCGAGGGCCGTCAACGTGGCGTCAGCAGATTGGAATGCCGTCGCGGCCGAGGTCGCCGCAGTGCCCAGCCCCAGCGTCGTGCGAGCCGTCGCCGCGTCCGCATCGTCGAGGAGCGTCCGCGCGAAGGACGTCAGCGTCGCCAGCGCGCCCGCGCTCGCAGACGTGTAGTAGGCGATGCGGTCGGCCGCAGGCGTCAGGCTGTTGATGGCTGTGAGAGGCGCCTTGAGGAGCAGCGTGCCGTCCGCGTAGTACTGCGTCGCGCCGCTCGCGAGTTGGAACCGGCCATTGAGGATTGCGCTGGTCGTCGGCGCACTCGCCAAGCCCGCAGAGTCGGACATGGCCACGCGCGTCGGGAGTGCGCTGTTCGTGTAGGTGCTGGTGAATAGGCAGCGGTCAAACAGGACCAAGCCGGTGAAGCCCGCGTTAATCGTGACCGCGCCGACCTCACAGCCGACCACATAGATGGTCGCCGAGATGGCGCCCACCGACAGCCCGCCGACGAGCTGACAGCGCTCGATACGATGCACGCCCGAGCCCGTCGTCGAGATGGTCGTGAGCCCTTCAATCTGGAGATTGACGAGCCGCGCTCGGACGACGTTATTCCCGACCGTCAGCGCCCGACCGGACGAGAGCGAGGCAATCGTGCCGCCAAAGTCGCCCGCTTGGGGCCCGATGATGGCGATATTGTTGCGCCCGCTGGGGATCGTGACCGTCGCCCCAGCATAGGAGCCGGGTCCGACGATGACCTGACAGGCCGGACCGACCGGAGTCGCGTCGATTGCCGTCTGGATGTCGCGCGTCGGCGACGCAGCCACCAAGCTCGCATGCGCGAAGTCGGAGAACGTCTGAGACGGTAGCTCCTCGTAACGGTCCGTGAGACCGACGACCGTCGTCGCGCCTGCCGGACCCGTGTCACCCTGAGGCCCCTGAGGTCCGGTCGGACCCTGAGCGCCTGCGGGACCCGTGTCGCCCTGGATACCCTGAGCGCCGGTAGCGCCCACGTCGCCCTGAGGCCCGGGGTCGCCCTGGACGCCCTGGATACCTTGGACGCCCTGCTCACCCTGGACGCCCTGCGGACCCTGAGGACCCTCGGGACCAGCCGGACCGACAGCGCCAACCGCGCCAGACAGGTTGACGACCCACGAGCTAAAGGTGCCGCTGCCGCTGTGGTTCGTGACGTCCACCACAAGCACGCCCGATAAGTCGTCATAGCTGACGACCTCGCCGTGCATATGGTGGTCGATGTCATAGGCGATGGTGACGGACTGAGTCACGCTGTAGTCGAGCGCCGCCTCGACCGTGAGGGTTTTAGTGCCGTTGCCCAGCGCAAGCGACGTCGTCGAGCTCGTCTGGTAGCGGTCGCCGTCAGCGCCCGCCGCGCCCGTCAGACCTTGCTCGCCTTGTACTCCCTGGATGCCCTGGATGCCCTGAGAGCCCGCCGCTCCCGTCGCACCCGTGTCGCCTTGCGGACCCTGAGGGCCCTCGGGACCCTGAGCCCCCGCCGGACCCGTCTCGCCCTGGATACCTTGCGGACCCTCGGGACCGACCGCGCCCTGAGGCCCGGGGTCGCCCTGGACGCCTTGCGGACCCTGAGGACCCTGAGGACCCTCGGGACCGACTGGACCCTCCGGACCCTGAGGACCCTCGGGACCAGCGGGACCAGCGGGACCCGGCATCCCGGGGAATGATGTCGTCGTCCCCGCCATGTCACGGAGCCTTTCGGTAATGGGCGCAGACCTCGAGGGTCGCC